AAATGTTTTCTAATAATTTTACCTAACTCAGCGTCATTAGGATATATCCTACACAATAAATTAATACTACCGTCAGTGCTACTATAAGGATGGCTATAGTCTGAGTCCTTTGTTTGTCTATATTCATTTAAAGTCCTTTTTTTCATTTTTATTATTATACTTTTCAATTAATAAACTAAAGACACAACCACAGAAAAAAACTGTAATGTGTGATGCTAATATAAGAAAATAAATTTTATCCATTTTTGTTAGATTCTAATTCTGCTTTTTTTAAATTGTGTTTGTAGGTAGAAAAATCTGATTTTATTATAGCGTTTTCTTTATAAGCTACAGCGTTTTCATATTTAAGTCTAGCTATGTCTTTATAGTTTTGTCTAATTTCGTGCTGTAAATCGTGTATAAGTTCTAGTATATCCATTAAAACCTCTAGACCTTCCTTTTTTACTTTATTATTAGTCTTTTCTACTTCGGCACTAGCTTTAATAATCATTATATCTAGCTTATTTTTTCTTAACATTACGTCTAATTCATCCATTTTGTATGTGTTTTAGTGGATTATTTCCTCCAATTGTATAATAACCATTGTAAAAATTAAATCTTAAAGGTTCATCTAGTGTAGTCAACTCTCCTCCAGTCATAACATTTTTAACCTTTTGAACATGTAGTTCTGTCATTGTTTTAAACTCTGGGTGATTGCCCATTCTGTGAATAGCATATACATCGTCAGCTCGATTAATAAACCCCATGCCTCCCTCAATATCACTAGACTTAGGTGGTTGAACATAACCCTCTAAAGTATGACCAGGCTTGTAGACTCTTCTAGCTGCTTCACTTATTGGATGTGTATTGATATAAACTGTCTTTCCAGTCTTATTACAAAACTCTCTTACATTATTACAGAATAAATAGTTTCTGTCAAACTGTCCAAGTTTGCCACCTCTTTCTATATTTAAACCAGTGTAAGGATCTATTAAACATCCGTCTACATTTTCTTTAGCAAATATATTTAAAAGGTCTCCAGCAGTATAAAGTTTTCTATTATCAACAAATTTAAAGTAGCTGTCAATAATTTCTATTTGTTTTTTAATTTCTGACTCAGTTAAGTCCTCAACTCTTTGACCTGTTAGCATTTGAATCATGCTAATTTTTAATAGTTCTGGAGAGTTTTCTCCACTCCAAACACACCATTTTAAATTATTATTCATGGAGTGGCAAAGTAAATACCAAATAAAAAAGTAAGTTTTACCAACATTAGGAAAGCCAGAAACAACAACCATTTGACTAGGTTTAAATCTTACATACTTGTCGGTAATTGGACAGCCTATTCCTAGACCTTTTTTAATTTCTCCGTTTTTGTATTTAATAGCGTAGTCTAGTCCGTAGCCTTTATTTAGTATCATTAATTGTGGTTAAAAATTTCTTTAATGAGTCTGTGTTTTTGTGTATTGGGTCACTAAATGTAGTTTTTTTCTTTGACCTTTTAGCAGCTTCGACTCGTTTTAAATATTGTTCTTTTCTTTCTTTGTATTGTGAATCTAAAAATTTTATGTTAATTTGGTTGTCCTTTTTTTCTATCATTCCTTCATCAATTAGAACGTCTAAAGAATCTTGACCAATCCGTCTAGACATTTTAATATAAGTCATTGAACAATCTTTATTCCAGTAGTGAAAACAGGCATCTATAAAAGATCCTTTGTCCTCTTTAGATAAATACATAATGTCACCCCCTAGCCATTGACTAGGAAATGCTTTAAAATAGGGTAGTTCTTTGCTCAAAATATGCTTTGTTTTTTTGTTCGTATTTATAAAAAGCTAATAGCTCATTTTCATTTAATGACTCTTCTGTGTATAACCTATCGAAACTAGAGGACACTGGTTTAATGTCCTCTACTTCTTTTTTAGGTTGTTTGTAGTCAATATATTTAAAATCCTTTTTCTGGATTCTATAGGCTTGTACTAAACTAATATAAGTTATTTTATATTTTTTAGCAATTTCAGGCATTGTCATTCCGTTTGTCAACATATTTTGTATATCCAACGAACTTAAACCCAATGCTTTCAAGACTTTTGACTGTTTCATATAACTTAAAAGGGTAAGTCATCAGAACTATTAGAAACCTCTGCCACTGGCTTAGTCTCTTTTTGTTCTTCTGGGTTGTAAGTGTTAACACTTAAAGACACATCTTTTCCGTATTGATCAGGCTGGTCCTTTAGGTTTACATTTAATTTAAGATACTTGTTTCCTTTATAATCAAAAACATGTTCTTTTACTTTGTCAATATGAACAGTAACAGTCATCCAGTTATCATTCATTTTTTTACCGCCTCCGCAGTAGATTGTTGGTTTTTTATCCATTGTTTATTTATTTATTGTTTAACCTCTTTTTGCTTTTAATACTCTAGTTTTAAAAAAACCTTGAAACTCAGGAAACTTAGTCATCATTTTTCTAGCGTAGTCAGGTCTATAATTATTGTTTACCTTATATTTATCCCTTTTTTCTAAAGTTGTATTCCATCTAATTATCTCAAATATACCATTTGCAGAATAATTGTCAAAACCTTTAGCTTTAGCTTCAAAAGAATACTTTTTAAAAGCTGTCCAAATTAATGGATTTTCTAAATCATATGTTCTAAAATCAATCATTGTTGTGTGTTTTTGTTGTTTATAATCTGGCATCCATTGCCATTCTTTTTTTATCATTTTAAAAGTTTAAGTCTACCCAAAGGCTTTTTAAATAGGACCTACACTCTTCTACTCTATCATAAATCTTTCTAATGTCTTGTTCGTTTCTATAGATTTCAAATACTTTAATTCTATATCTAGAGTCTATGTTAGAATATTTATATTTACTAGCGAACTCTACTAAGTCAGTGCTTTCGTCTCCAAAGTATTCTCTTTGAATTAACTCCTCAGGAGTGTCCATTAGTGTATAGATTAATTTATACCTATCAATATCAGTCAAAGACATGTAGCCCTGAGCTTGCCAGTAATAGTCTTTATTAGGTACACTATTAAAGTATAGAGGAAAGCTAAAACAATCCCAACTATTTTTTACATCTATTATATATTCATCTACAATAGCGTCTGGAGTTCCTGTTAAAAAACCATTTTCAAAAGACTCTTCATTCTTTACTAAATTAGAAATGTCTAATTCTTTAGCTATAAAGTTTAAAGACTCTACTTCTACAGCGTTACCTTTATCTATATACTTACTAAACACCTCTTTTTTACGGTTGTAAATTTGTTCTTTACTCCACTCCTCTAAATAAGTTTTAGTAGTCTTAGATAGTGTTTCTGTTTTACTTCTAGGATTGGTCATTATTTTACCAATAGCAGAACATCTTATTTTAAATTCTTTCATCTTATTGGTTTTTAATTGCGTTAGCTACTTCGTCTGCACTAGCTACATTAGAATCTACACCGATTCCAAAGTTAGCCAAACATCTACCCCAACTAGATGTCTCACAATTCTCTATAAAAGAAGTCTTGTTTATAAAAGTTGAGTTCTGCTTTTCGTGTGCGTGTCCAGAAGCTACTTCTATTCCAGCATCGTTTTTAATAATTGTTTTAATTATTACTCCATTCTCATTAATATGAGTTATTTCTGAGGTCATTGAATATCCTGTAAATTTTTCTCTAAAATATTTAATTCTCTCGTTTACTGTGACATAGGCTTTGCCCTTTATGTCAACTGTTTTCAATTGGTTCATTGTTGTGATTTTTTATTTTGGTTAATATAATGATTAATTGTTTGATCCTCTTTGGATTGTAATTGATAGCTAATTCTTTTAGCTCAATAGATATTTTAACAACCTCAGTTATTAAATTACTAAATCTATTTTGATGGATTTCTAGGTCGTTGTCACTAAGTTTAGTCCTTTTAAGAATGCCCTTATTCCATTGGACCTGACTTATAATAGCTAGCAGTCTGTCACTTAGAAAGTTGTGTCTTTGGTTAGCTTGCCAGTAGTCCCATTCTTGTTTTTGTCTGTAGTAAAACTCGTATTTATCCATCATTAAAATCCTCCATAAGTTTTAGTAACACCTTAGAATAAGACTTATGTCCTAACTCTTTA